GAGATGCAACACTTACAAACGATGGAGCTTTAGTTGGATTTTCAAATTTAAATGCAACTTACACAGGCAATACCAAAACACTTACAGTTACAGTTGCAAGTAAAACTGGATCGCATAGATATAACGGTTCTGGATCTGGATCTGGATATAAAATCAATGGTAAAGAATCACCATTCCTAACTCTTACACCAGGCCGTACATATAAATTTGATCAGGCAGATAGTTCTAACTCAGGTCATCCTCTTCGTTTTTACTTAGAAGCAGACAAGACAACTGCCTATACAACAGGTGTTACTACTAGCGGTACTGCTGGTTCGTCTGGTGCTTATACACAAATAGTTGTTTCAGATACAACTCCACAGGTATTGCATTATCAATGCTCTGCTCATTCCTTAATGGGTAACAGCGTTCAGACAAATAGCAATCAAGCAGACCTGTCAACTTTAAATGCCTCAAATCTAAGTTCTGGAACGGTAAATGTTGCAAGGCTTGGATCAGGAGCAAGTAGTTCTAAATTCCTAAGAGGAGATAATACTTGGCAGACAATTTCTGCTACTCCAGAAGGAACAGCAATACTTTCAACAGGTGAATCAGGCGGTACTAAATTCTTAAGAGAAGACGGTGATGGGACTTGTTCTTGGCAAGCTGTTCCTGCTGCTGCGGCTGGTTCTTTAACTGGGTCAACGCTTGCGAGTGGAGTAACAGCTAGTTCTCTGACATCTGTTGGAACGCTTACTGGTTTAGATATTGGTTCATCAAGTGGTGGGATGTTGAATCTTAATAATACTAGTGGTGGTGATGTCTATATGGCTTGGAAAAGATCGGGTACAAGAGTTGGTTATGTAGGTTTTGGTAGTCCTTCTAACAACCATATTTACTTAAGAAATGAAATAAACAATGGTTCTATTTATCTTCAAACCAGAGCGTCAGGCACAAACACAACAGTCTTGACTTTAGATAGTTCACTAAACGCTACGTTTGCAGGAACAGTAACAGCGACTACTTTTAGTGGTTCGGGTGCAAGTTTAACCTCATTAAACGCAGCAAACTTAGGGTCGGGTACTGTCCCAACAGCAAGACTTGGTAGTGGTACGGCTTCACAATTTACTGTCTTGAAAGGTAATAACACTTGGGGAGAGGCTATCTCAAATGACTCAAATGCAAACGTTTCCTTTGCTGGGGCTAATTCTAACGACCTTGATTCTTCAGGTGGTTATCCAGGTTATAACTTCTTTGCTGGTTATGAAGCTGGTAATGCTGTTACTCATTCAGATGGGGTAAATAGCTGTATAGCAATTGGGTATAGAAGTTTAAAATCTATGAATGGTAATAGTTGTTGCAATGTAGCGATAGGATACGAGACTTTAACTACTGGAACAGGATCTTTAGAATTTAATGTTGCTATAGGTCGTAATGCAGGAAGATATTCTACTTCAGCACAGAGAAACACAATAATAGGAGATGCAGCAGGTGAATATATAACTACTGGGGATTACAACACTGCTATTGGGTCAATAGCTTTGTATGGAACTGGTGGATCTTCAGCCCCCTTAACTGGAAGTAGAAATATTGGAATAGGATATTACGCTGGTGCAGCGATTACTAGTGGAAGCGATAATATTGTACTAGGGTCATACAATTCAGCCTATCAACTAACAACAGGTAGTAAAAATATTATACTAGGAAGGCAGGTAGCCTATAGCCTAACAACTGGTAGTAATAACACTTACATTGGAGGTGAAAATACAGCATTTAACGCTACAACTGGTAGCAATAACACCTGTCTTGGACATAATGCAAGACCTAGTTCGGCAACGATTTCAAATGAAATAACTTTAGGTGATACAAATATCACTAAGTTCCGCATACCAGGGATTGACTTCGTACTAAAAGACAACGGTGGAACGCCTAGTTCTGGTCAGGTATTAACGGCTGATGGTTCTGGTGAAGGTTATTGGGCTGATGGAGGTATTACTTCTGATGGGCAGAGCAATACTATTGGAGGAACAAATGCAGGTCAGAATCTTGATAGTGATACTTATTACAACACTTTGTTTGGGTATCAAGCAGGTAAATCTATAAATTCAGGGGATAAAAATACATGTATTGGCTACAACGCAGGTCAATCTATAAATTCAGGCGAATATCACACTTTGGTTGGTTATGAATGTGGACAAGCCGCTACAACTGGTTATGACAATGTGTTCATGGGTGGCTTTGCAGGTAGGTATTATACTACCGCTTCAGGAAACGTAGGTATTGGTAGTTATGCAGGAAATTCTATAACTACTGGAGGTGCCAATACGATGCTTGGTGCGTATGCTGGATTTGCTGCTACAACAGGTACTGATAATACTTGCCTTGGATATGGTGCAGGACGAGATGTAACTGGTAGTGACAACACATTTGTCGGAAATAACGCAGGAAATTCAGGTACTAATGATATAACTTCTGGTAGTAATAATATTTTGATTGGAAATACTGCTGCTGCTACTTCAGCAACAGTATCTAATGAAGTAACTATAGGTAATACCAGTATCACTAAATTCCGTGTTCCAGGTATTGGCCTTGACATGGCATCAACAGATGTTAATAGCGGTGGTAGGCCAGCTATACCTCTTAATTCCCAAGCTTATGATTACACATTGGTTGCTAGCGATGCAGGTAAAACTGTTTATTTGAACGCAAGCACAGTAACTATTCCTGCTAGTGTATTTGATGCTGGAGATGCGGTGACAATTATCAATCCAAGAACTGTTGATATTGCTATCACTAAGTCAATCGGCTATCTGTGGTTCGCCGGAGATGGAACCAATGCAAGTAGAACATTAGCTCCTAAAGGTATAGCAACTATTTATTTCACTTCCAGCAATGTTGGTTTCATCTCAGGTGCAGGGTTGTCATAAATGTACCTACTAACTAACACACAACAAGGAGATTAATCTTATGTCAATGCAACAGATGTTAATAGCAATGGCTGGTGCAGGAGCAGATAGTTACTGGTACGGAATATATAGTTGGGGTTCTCAATCAGGCAATTTAGCTAAAAATCATTATACCTTTCATGGTATTTCTAACGACCCTGATAACAATATATTTATAGGTGGAGAAAGAACTTATAACCATCAATATTATGCCAATACTCTTTATGCAAAGCTTGATGCAGATGGAGCTTTGCAAGCTCAAAAGATATTTAGATACTCCACTACTTCCAGTAGTGACGGTGGTGGAGTTCTTTACCAGAGATATTCAAATCCATATATTAGTTCAGGGGCAGTACAAGACTGTGTGTGGGGACAAACTCGGATGTCAAGTGCTCAGGATGTTTATTTCACGATGAACTCAAGCACTTTAGAACCACAAGCTCAAGATTCTGTAGGAGTTTATAACAAGGAATATAGCTGGAGTACATTTTGTGGCCCTCCTACTGGTTTTAAATATATGTATAACACCAGTAGTCAGTCCTTTTATCAGAATAGTACTCCTTCAATTTATCGTTGTGGTCGAGATGGTTATATAGGGGCTGTTCGTTTCAATAATAACTGTAGTAATAAGTCCTCAAACAATGGGGTGGCAAGTAGAGATGTTACTCCTAACAGTGGAGGTAATACCAACTCTCCTGGGGTCTATCAAGGGCCAACCTATTCTGCTGATCACGCAGGCAGACAGTATGGAAGTCCTGGAGGTGGTGGAGGTGGTTTTGCAAGTACCAGATATAGACCCTATATAAACGGTAGTTACTTTACCAGTTACATGAGGGGTATTGATTATATCGATGACGGAGCAATGAATGGAGGTCAATCAGGCTCAGATTGGCTTAATACTGTCGCTAATATTGTTATTACTGGTCACTTTAGTTACAGTGGATATAACAGATTATATGTTGCAAACCATAGTGGATATGGGCAGATGAGTACTGTTTTTAGTAAGTACTTATTAGCACATTACGGTGCTACTTCGACAATTGCAGGGCAAAATAGATGTGATTCTAGTTATAGCTACCACTGTTCTGCGGAGGGATATTATAATAGTAATTGTGTAGGAGGTATTCACAAATTAGACCATAGCGGTAATCAACAATGGTCTAAAGTTTTAGTAGATAATTCAAGCCAAAGCAGCCATGAATTTAATTATGACTTTGTAGCACTTCAAGGGTTAGATATTGATGATAGTGGCAATGTTTATGTAGTTGGTTTGTCAAGAGCTACATCAACTAGAACTGTAGGAGTAATTGCAAAGATAAATGCCAATGGAACGATGGGATGGCAAAATATTTTTTATAAAACTTCGAGTAATACCAATGCTTGCACTGAGTTTAAATTTGTAAGAAAAAATTCAATGGATAGTTTAGTAATTGTTGGCTTTACGAGAGAAGATACACATGCTGGATATAACGCTAATGGGACAGATTCTCAATATGATAAAGGAATAGTTCTTAAAGTTGCTTCAGACGGTTCAGGCACAGGGACTTATGGTGATTACACATACAGTACAAGTACTTTTGCTCTAATCACTCATAATCAATCAGGAAATTGGACAAGCTTTACTCATCAACAACAATCTAATTATCAAAACCCTGCAAGGGGTTGGGTCGAATCGTATGAACAATCAGCATCAGATACTATTTCAACTACTTCAATGTAGGTTTTTGAAATCCTTCCAGTTATACTTGTGTTTATATACTATTTAAGTTATGGCAGAGTATAGAAAGAGGGATGATGGATCGATTGTTTATGGTGAGGCAGCTATCCGTCATCAATATCCAAGTAGGAAATTCACAATCCCCTTACCCGAATCAGTAGCAAATGAATTGGGTTATGACCTTATTACAATTCCACCTAGACCTACCATTACTACCTATCAGGATATTCATCGTGATGGAGAAGAGTTAATAGATGATGTTTGGACTGCGAAATGGAAAGTAATTGATATGACAGATGAAGAAAAGATAGAGTTTGATAAAGAATTTGCTAAAACACAAAGACGAGAACGAGAGTTTAAATTGGAGCTATGTGATTGGACACAGTTTGCGGATTCGCCTTTAACAGATTCAAAGAAAGAAGAATGGAAGACTTATAGACAAGCATTAAGAGATCTTCCTACTGCAAGTGGTTGGCCTCGTACACACACTTGGCCTACTGAACCAAGCGCTTAAGCTAGAATAAAACTAAATTACTGAAACACAAATGGAAGAAAGAACGGCTGAAGAAATCGCACAAATCTTCAGTGCTGCTGGTGATAGCGTTACCTTGATAAACACAGATACAGCAAAGGAAGCTAACGAAACTGAGGATGAATGGAAGGATCGTATTAAAAGAAATGTTGAACACTTAGAAACCATCAAAGAGTACAAGAAGCTTGACCAAACCACTTCTATTTGGACAACAGAAGATTTTACTGATATTGATGCTGCAATTGTTTCAGGGAAAGCTTTGATAGCTTAGTACTGGCCGAACAGGTCAGGGATAGACACTCGGTATATAATTTGATAGCAATGTATTATTTTTATGGCTGATCGCAATCAACTTGCACAAGAAAAAGCAGGTTTAATTAGGCAAAGAGATGAAATTGTTAATGATTACAATGCACAAGTAGGAGAATTGTTGAAAGATTTAAACGCTACAACTGAAGCCAGCCTTGCTCCTTTAAATAAACAAATTAGAGAACTAGAATTAAAAGTTCTTGAATCTGTAGACCAAGAAGCTGGCGTTGGTAATGCTTAAGATCCTCACCTATATAAATACTGCTGCTCTTGTAGTGGCAGTAGGTGGTGGTACGTTTCTTTATACACAACGCACAAAGATTACTAATCAAATTGTTGATCAGGCTTTGACTGTTGTGAAAGAATCAATGGTTAAGATGCCAAAACCAGCTCTTCCCAGTAGCACTGGCCCTGTTAATCCATTTTCTAAATGATTCAATTCAAGTCATTTAACGGTCTTACTTCTCTTGTCCTTGGAGGAGGTTTAATAGCTACAAACTTTATGAGCCTTAATCTTTTGGCTCGTAAAGATTCTGGTATCCCTGATATAGCAAAGCTTTCTAATACTCCTTATAGCTCAATTCAAATTAGGAGTGAAACAAAATCTGATGGTGCAGAGGAGTGGAGTTTTGCCAGCCGTCAACACGATCCAAAGACAATGATGGCTTATGAATCTAGTGAATCTCCTACCTTTAATGGTGGCATGAAGACTAAGCATGTCCATAAAGAATCAGTTGCCCAACTTGCAATCTATCCACAAGGACAAGACGGAAAACTTACACAAGATCAGATTGCTTGTATTGAAAAAATGGCTCAAGGGCGTTCTAATGGTCAACTGATTGCTGATAGTGCAAGCGTTTCAGTCAGCCCTGCTATTGCGAGCGTTCCTATCGTAGGGCCAGTATTAGCAGGAATCTTCTTTGGACAGGCTAGAAAACAAGTAGGAAATGTTGCGAGCGATGTTGCTGGTCAATGGAACGACTGTTAATAGATTTGTAGAATATTGCAGTTTTACTTTTTTTCTTTTAAAATAGAATTACGCCTAAATGTTGGAAACCATTGGAGCTAGACTCTTTTCGTAGCCAATATATTACAATCCGATGTCGTTATCGGGAGGCTAAAAACGATACCGACTAATAATCGGTCACTTCAGAACCTCCTAGACTCACACATGCTAGGAGGTTTTGTTGTATGGAATTAAATTCTCCTTTTATAAACGAGCCAAAGGTTAAAGATCTACCAGAATTAAAAATAATTCCTCCTGCGGAAATAATTCCTCCAACTACTTTTGGTGAACTGCCTTTTGGCTTTGTCCCAATTATTGAACTTCCTTGTGTTGTAGCCAGAGATAAAAAGACAGGTACAGGTAGTGAAATGTTTAATGTTGATCCTAGAAATAATTTTGTCTTATGTGATCACGCTCCAGCAATGTATATAGCCCCTGATCTTTACGCTGATATACAACCTCCAAAACCTAATACCGATTTGGTTAAAGGGTTAGACGATGTAGGAGAGGAAGTGAAAAAAGATGATGGAAAAAGCAACGAGCAAACCAATTCCAATGTAGGTCAACAAAATACAAATACCTCAAATATTGGTGATCAGTTTATTGCAGAAGTTTTGCCTTGCCCACCATTAGATACACTTGCTAAAACTCCTGTTGGTTCGTTAGGTAAAGGCGGCCTTGCAAGAATAAAAGGATGGAAAAGAGATGAACTTACAGGTAAATGTGAAACGGTTTGGGAAGGGTTAAACCCACTAGAGATTGCAGGTAATTACGCTCCAGAGCCTACGGTTTTAGTAAATACAAGTGCTATTGCAGTAGCTAGTGTGCTTGCTGTTGGTACGTTACAGCCGTATATCAAGATTCTTCAGAAACAGATACAGAAGCAAGTTAAGAAAAGATCTAAGAAACTTGCAAAGAGTTTATTTAAGAAGAAGGAGAAGTTATTGTCCCTTTCTGAAAGGAGAAAGGCTCAGAGGGATCTACGGAAATAGAGTGACTATGGTCTATTAGTGTGTTGGGCTTTGATACAAGTTCTATGTCAGCACAAAGAACTTCGTACTTAGTTCCTTTCTTAAACCTAACTCCATTTTGCAGGAGATCTGCACAATGTTTAGCCCTTCCTAATTCGTAGGATAACCGTGCGTCTTCGTGTTTTGCCTGTAAAAGGTTTACTAAATGCACTTGCGATTTACGGCAGTTACGCACACTTTTCCGATCCAGATTAACATTCCAACTTAAACTTATTCCTGGGCTTATTGCATAATTAGTCTTTTCAAATCTTTGAACTGTTCTATACCCACGAATTAATGTTGGATCGTCAACTTCTCCATCACCTATCTCATTTCCGTTTTCATCTGTAGCTCCTTTAATATCTTTAGTTGAATAGACTGGTTCAAGGAAACTGTTGGTCTTAGGTAGCCCTCCTGAATAATTTCCAGTCAAAAAAGGTTGAATAACTAAGGTGTCACCTTGGCATTGAACTTGATTTAATGATAATGTATTTGTAAATTGCTTAGATGGCATATTCATCACACCCAGGTTAGTAACTGACCCGCTAGAATTAGATATTGGATTATTTGTCATTGTAGTGTCTGCAATTACAGGACTATTTATTAACAATAGTGCTGCAAATAAATATCTCTTCATTGAGTAAATGTTGACATTGTTTCCGTGACAGATTCGGTAAGAATATCTCTACTAATTCGGGTAAACGATTTTAAGCCTGGGCCATGATAACTTTCAAGAAGGTTTGTAGCTGCTCCTTGGGTGTGCATAGTTACCGTAGGTTTAGTATTAAGGTCAATCCCATGATGAGTAGTAGTAACTCCATCTACAACGTGGCTCCCTGTAGTAACGGTTTTAGGTAACATATCGCCTTGAATATTTAAGTTAGTACCACCAACAGAATATTCATAGCCTGTAGAATATGACCACGATTCTATCAACTCAGTTGTATTTTGTTTACTCTCAGTTCTTGCTGTTGTTGAACCACTATTGAATCCAGGAATAACTGGGACTGCTTGTGCTGGAAGGGATATGAAGGCTATTAATAATATATAACGCATCAATATTAGTCACCTATTGATAAGGAACTTGTGATAGATCCAGTTACAGAAGTTCCAGATTTTCCTGCTGTTAGGCCAATAGTTCCTCCCGATACGCTCGTAATAGTGGCTGCTAAACCTGTGTTGTCACCCCCTGTGTAACTAATAGTATCTCCCAGCATTGGAAGTGATCCGATTGCACCCGAACTTAAACTTGTTGCACTTGGGACATCATCACCTTGGATAAATGTTTCGCTAAAAGTTGTAGCTGCACCTGCTGTGGTCTGAGTATACGAACCTGAACCGTGAGTTGCAGCGATTCCTGTTAGAGCATTATTTGATGATGCTGGAACGTCTAAATGCCCCATAGTCCCTGCTGTCACGCCCGAACTGGACATTGAATATGTACTTCCAATTCGTTTTGCATGAGAAGCTTGTGCTGTAGCTGTGATCTTATGGGTGATACCTCCAGCGTTTACTGGGGCTGCTAATAGCAGAAAAATTAGTAGCTTCTTCATGTAAGTTTTCCTGTCTGTGGATCTATAGGCTTATTAGTGATGGGATCTATTTTAGGTTCAACGGGTACGAGTTTTATTGGAGTTTCAACTCTAATTGTTTGAACTGCCCCATACTGCAAGGCTTCTGCCTTCTTTTTCTCTTCATCAGCTTTGTAAGTTCCATCACCTCTTTTCTTTGCAGTTTCCAGCCCAAAACTGGCAAGTGCTCCCGTGAAAACGCTTGCTATGAAAGTCGGGTCGATCCTTTCTTGTTTACCTAAACCAGGTAATTCTACATAGTTTAAAGTTAATATAAACCCACTCCAAATTACAACTCCCAAACGCACAAAAGTAGACAAGACTTGAAGTTGTTCTTCCTTATCATCCAAACCCTCCTTTAGTTTTTGCAGAGGATTCTTCTTTTTTGGATCGTCTGGTTTTGTTTCGGCCATGCGGAAAAACTAGAAAACATAACTACATTAGTCATAAATGGTTAAAAAGTAATGAAATTCCTTTCTCAGACGCAAAAGGAAGTAATAGCCAAGGCTCATGGCATAACTGTTGAATCTATTAATAACAGAATTGAAATATGGAGTGTCCTTAACGATCCAGATACATCAAAGCCTGATCTTATAGAGGCTCAGAAGCAATGGATTAAAATTCAACAAGGAACATGGCCTAATGTAAATGTCTGAAATTGCTGCTGCTTTAATTGGCGCTATGGTGTCAGC